GCTATTAACTTTTCTGTATCATTTACGTAAATATGTAGCCCATCGCTTTCAGTCCACATCATTCCATTTTCGAGACGAGTTGGCGCAACTGTAAGATAAGGTAGCTTGATAACCCCATGCCCAGTAACAGTTCCGCTTGCTACATTTGAAAATAAATAATTATGTGTTATAGCCATTTTATGCGTCCTTACCTAAACACCAGAATTCTTTTGTTCCACCGTCTCCATCTGCAATATCAATCTTTTGCCAAGTTGCGCCTACAGTATTTATGAATAGCCCCTTCTCAAATACATCATTTATAGAAGCGCATGTATCACCATTAATTGATACGTCATCGGCAACTGTAAATTTCATATCGCCTGTTTGTATAGAGGTTTCCGTAGCAATGAACGTCTTAAGGTTTACAGCGGTTAGTCTGATATCTGTACCGGCTTCCATAAGAAAATTTGTTCCTGCTGTCATATCCATTGTTGCAGAAACGTTTGTTTTCATTTCTGTATGATCCCAAACGTTTGTTGCAGAGTCGATGAGTTCAAAGTGATCCGCTTGACATTCACCGCCTATAAAAGCGCTTAAACTAACCCCGATCCCTCCTGCAAATGTGGCGCAACCGTTTCCAATTGCGGTTGATTCTAAATCATTTCGCACTTTAAATAGTGGACCCGCATCGTCGTCACCTATATCTACCGAAGTGGTGTCCCAGGATAAACAATTAAATGGAGCACCTGCAACTCCGTCGGTCAACTTTTGCGCTGATAGATCAATGACTTTCTGATTTACAGCCTTGCCAATTCCTGTCCCCCAATTGGTCGAAACTGCGAAGCCAGAAACCCCAGCTCCTTTTACAAAATATTGATCGTCTTGATCTGCATTGTTACCCGATATGCCTGGTGTAGAGCCTGAGAAATTTAAATTTGTATGTTTATAAGTTGTGCAGTCTATAAGCCAGTCGCAATCAAAACAATTATCAACCTTATCACAAAACCAAGAATCGGTATCAAGGCAAGATTTTACCCAGTTGCAATCACGGGTGTCAAGAATATAGTCTGTCAAATCACCTAAACTTAAATAGTCTATGTCAGATTGAGATACATTCTTAAATAGAAACAAGTCTGCATCTTCAGGGGCCGGAGCGCTTGAGGCCGTTCTGAAACCATAAACCTGCGTAATAACAGTCCCTGTTGCATTAGTTGAAATTTCTATTGATTTTTCAGGATTCCCATTAAGCTCTGTGTCTAAAGCGGCCCACTTAACTTCACCAGCCGCGCCCAAAACACCACCAGCATCTGCGTCAGCGTCAAAATACGAAATGGATTTTGAAAGCTCTTCAGCAGTATCCACGTTATATAATTGAAGTTCCCCTCTATGCGCCCCAGCAGGATTCTTTTCGATTGTCTTTCTTACAGGGGCAGTTCCAACCGTCTCGTTTCCATCAGCCCTTTGAACAGTGTCGTCGATTCTTCCGCCTGTTCTTATCTGAACTACATCTGAAATAATACTTGTAGACGTATTGATTCTTGCAATAGCTCTTTTAATATCATATTCATCATCCGCCGGTTCCGTTGCCTCTACTGTCAGTGTACTTGTAATGTCAGGACGCAATGCAGGGTCGTGCGTTCCATCTGAGTCAAGAGCAAGAATAACATATTGATCTGTGCCATCTGGAACAACAGCAAGCCCTTTAGCGCCAACATTAGCAGCTCTTATCCCATTTCTTATCCAGTCGCCAGCAGTTACAGAAACACTATTAATATTCTCTATAATCGTTTTGAATTCGTAATCTGCTGTAGATGACGCACTTGAACTCTGAACCCTGTTGCTAACATGTCTCGTAACTCCATCGTCATAAAAATGGTCAATGGTATCCCAGTCAATGCCACTAGCGTTTATTTTGTTAGAAGTGTCGATTACATCATTTATAGTTGATGCAAGAAGGGCCGTGTCACCGGCAGTAATCCTAGGTGTATATTTTTTATTTGCCATTATTAACCTTAGAATAGCCCAGTAAAACTAACCCTTTGATATAAATAGTCTTTGTTCTGAGAAGCAACGCTATTAGTAGGCGTTTGTAATTTACACGGTTTCTGCCAATCGTTTTCGCCACTAGAATATTTATCCTTTCTAAGTAAATAATGCCATGAGTTATCAACGTTAACATTGGCTGGTTGAGTGGCATCTCCAATAGTAAGAATTCTATACGAGAAGTTTAAATTGATTTCCCATTTTTTGTCGCCCTCTTCATCCTTTTTTAATTTTCCATTGTAACTTGAGAACAACACTGTTCCTGGGCCAAAAAGCAAATCTCCTGGGGCACCCTCAACTGGCATAAATCTTTCTGTATTAATCATGCCAAGCTTAGGATTAACAGTTATAGCAAGCCAATTTCCAAACGTAGTCCCATTAAGAGGATACTCTACTGTTTTTGTAACAGTTCCCCTTATAGTGCTTTTGAATAATCTTTGCTCTACTTCTCCTGTAGTACATGTGCCAGCTATGTCGGGTTGCCAATACCAGAATTTAGGATCTTCTACCGACCACACTTCTGTTCCTGCTGTAAAATTAATCTGCTCTGGGTCTCTATCATTTACTGGACCATAAGATTCAGAGTTGTCAGATGTATTATAAGTGCAAATATATTTAGTTCCATCTATATCACATCCAGTTTCTCCGTCTCCAGTATGAGTATGGAATTTCTTTGCACGAACCCTTCTTAGTAAGCAGGCTGGATATTCAACACTAAACGGATCACCAATAATAGGAAGATCGGCTGTTCCAGCAACAACATCTAAGAACGCCCTAGTTCCTTCCGTTCCTCCATCTGAAGTTACCAATTCATATTCTGCTCTTAGCTCTTTATAGCCACCGGACATAAATACTCCTTTATTTTATAATTACTATGGGGTCTTCTGCGCTTCTTACTAACTGTCCTAAATATGTATTAGACGTTTCTAAGTTTTTATCTATAGCTTCGAATATTCCCATAAGTCTTCTGTTTGGCATAGATTTGTCAAGGCCTCCTCTTGATCCAGAGTCTCTTGACATTAAAGAACCTAACATAGCCATTCTCTTACCAATATCGGCTTTACCTTTACCTTTGCCTTTAACGCCAGATCCGCCTTTGCTACTATCTATCACGCCTTTGACCCCTGCAATTCCTCTTGTTATTTGCTCTTGGGCCATTCTTAGCATATCTTCTGCACTACCGATTTTGAATATTCCCTTTACTGCGGCGGAGGCGGTTCTTGCTGTTGCTGTAATCTTTTCGTTTGCTTTTGAGGCATCTAAAGCGGCCTTTAAGAATGCGCCTTGGGTATCAGATAGGGCTTTTTTACTTATTGCAACTCGTTCTGCGGCAGCTGCTTTTAATAAGTCAGACGCTTCTTTTTGTTGCTTCTTAAACAAATCTTGCATTGCATTACTTGACTTATTGGTTTTTAATTCTGTCCACAAAGCTTTCCAAGAACCAGTAACATTCTCTTTCATGTGGCGCATTTCCATAGTTATCTTTTGGAATGTATATTTAAATATAACCCCAAGTTGCGCCAAATTTTCTTTTACGTCAATAACCCAGACTTTAATAGCTCCGGTCTTTGTTAGCCAATCCATTAAGCCTCTTGCTCGATTAACTACTTTTGATAACTCTGAAAATATGTTTGTTAATCCTCTTGATGCGCCAGTAGCATCCCATAATTTAGCAGTTAACTGTCCAAGGTCATTTATTAAACCCTTTATTGCCCCACCCATTGTTTGCCTCATCGCTTGGGCATTCTTATCAAGACCCTGCTCTTTAAGAATTTTAAGGATTAATGTCTGGGACTCAATTTGCTTACCCGCCTTCCACAAACTCTTAATCATCTTTCCCTGCGCTGCTGTAAATGAAACACCAGAACGTCTAAGAGCACCAAGCAACTGAACAGGGTTGTTAAGAACCTTAGAAAGCTGTAATGCTGACTGACGAAGACCAGTGCCCATAGCAGTTGAAAGGTCTAATATTCCTTGGATCGTTTCTTTAAATTGAATGCCACGAATGTCGATGAAGGTAGCGGCAAGAGTTTGTGCCTGTAGTATCTCTTGCTTTGTAAATATAGTGGTTCTCTGAAGAGCGTCTGCCATATTATTAAACTGTTTAACAGAAAGGCCAGTTTTGTGTGATGTTGCAATGATAACTGATTTTAAGCGCTGCAACTGCATTTCTTGCTGACCCAAAAACATTAATAGCCTTGAAGCACCTCTAAGCATCTTCTTCGCACCATATAGGCCAAGATATCTTCTCGTAAGCGCGTTAACTAAGTTTGATTGTGTTTTCAGACTTCTATTAACGCCCCTCATTTTACTGTTGAACCGTCCAGTCTTAACTAATATGAGAACTCTTAATGTAGCTAGTGTTCCGTCCGCTGCCATATTACACCTACTCTAATGTATATTTATGAGCCTTGTCTTTGTCTAACCTTGCTATCTCTTTAATTATCTCTTCAAACTTAAACTCTTTTTGGCCCGTTCTTTCAATAAGAGATTGTTTTGCTATTGCTATATTCCCAATGTTATTAATTTTATTTTGAAAGTCTATTTTACAATCAACTATCTCTGCATACGTTCCCTTTTTGTCACTGTCACTTTTCTTATTATTTCCTCCGAAAATCATGTTAAGATAGTCGTTAACGTTATCCAAATTTAACTGCATCCTTTTCTGTTCAGTTGCATATCTAGCATATAAAAGAAACTGGGGCATAGTCAATTCTGCTACCAAGGACGGAGTAAACCCTGGAAAAATTTCGCATATCTTGCAGAATTCTATGCCCCAGTCAATAGCTTCTATTTTTTTTTATCTCCTTCTGTGGCACCATCTAAATCTTGGAAATCGCTTAATCCTGTAATCCAAATAAAATGTTCTCTATACTCATCAACGTTTTTCATCCTTATAAGACTCTTAATTAGATCATAAGTAATGCCATCGTTAAGGTCTTTAGAGGCAGTATAAATTGCATAAGCAACACCCTTAATGGATGACAGTAAATCAGCAGCTAAATCGCTTAAGTCATCTCCTTTAGGAAGATCGTTTAAGACATCCATCATAAAGGTCGTTTTGTCTTCGCCACCAATAGCATCAGCTACTTTTTTGGCTTCAGCAATTTTGTTATCTATAACTTCACTTTCGAAATGAGCAATCAACTCTTTAAGCATGAGCTGGCGCACCTTGAGCGTCTTACCGCTTATGGTAATATCTCTTGTTGTTGAAACGAGTTCATTCATGTTAGTCATTTTAAACCTCCATTTTTAATGACGTTATTATTCACTTGATTTTCTTAATAAGTTACGCTACAGTTGCTTCTCCAGTAAATGTAAATGACTGAGCGTATTCAATTATTCCATCTACAGTGTTCTCAAAAGACTCTTCGTTCCAAAGAACATCTCCACTTATACTTACTCCGCCAGCACTATTTGCAAGCGTAATGGTAGAAGAACCAGAGTATCGTTCTGTAGAAGTAATAGAACCAGTTGCGCCCTTTAAACCCGCAATGAATTCCCTCCAACCATTTGAACAGAAATCGGTAGCTTCTAGCATTTCAGTTGTTATGGTAACTTCCCACGATTTTATTTCGTTACAAGCACCGTCAACTAATCCAGTATATCCGGCAATAGCAGCCATAATATATCTCCTCTTTTTGTGTTGTTATGTTCTTATGTTATTCTTTCTCTTGTTACATCCACTTGAACAGTATACGTTAAATCATAAATTACCTGCCAAAACTTATTGTCGTCAAGTAACTTACGCTGACCCGTTACGTCGCATCTAATCATTGTAAACCCATTATCCATAGAAAGTAACTTGCCTCGATATAAGTCTAATAATTCTCCGCCTATTTCTAAAGCAGGAAGTGAAGATTTATTGTTTGCGTCACTAAATACAGTAAATTGAACCAATGAACTATAGAAATCAGAACAAAAATTCTGATTTAATTCAGTGGTAATAATAGAATAAGTTATAAACGGTTTAACACTTCTTTCTAATTCCTGCCCAGTTTGAGTTCCCAAAGTAGTATCAGCTGGGCCTAAATCTTCCCACATATTTTGGACAAGACCCCTGAGCGTAGCTCCAGCCGCCGAGTTAAACCTAGTCATAATACTTGTTTGTAACTCGTTAAGCATTATGCATCCGTAGTTGTAGTAGTCGTTGTTATATCTTCTTCTTTTAATTTAGCATCAGCTGGTATCTCAATAACTTTATCGCATGTCTGACAACGGAAATTTGCAGGGACACCGTGTGGACATACCTTCATAAAGTGCAACTCTTCTTTAGTATATTTGCTTTCTTCAACCATTTTCTTAAACCTCTTTTTGCTTTTCCCACACCCCTTACATCCCATTAGACTATGCCCCCTTTAGCTACCGCTTTAAGCCGACTTATATTTGGCCTGAAATAAGGATAAGGAGCAGACCTACTTGTTCCAAACTCAACATAGCTAGCATATGAAACATCTGTAGAAACTTCAAATAAATCATTTTTAATCTTTTTTGCACTTATAGACTCCTTTAGTTTTCCAGTTTGAATCTTTGGAAAGCCAGTTGTTCCCATTGACTCCTTAATCATATCTCTAAGCCATAAAGCAAGAACCCTACCGGTTTCAGAAGCTTGAGTTTCTACCCTCTTAACAACTAACTGGTTCCACTCTAAAACTGCTTTTGTTGATCCCATTTTACTGCCTTATCGTAACGTCTACGCCAAGCCCTTTTCTTGAAGAGCCAGGGTTTGTGCTATTAACATCGAAAATAACCTTTCTAATTATAATCTCATCTGCATGTTGAACATCTAAGTTGTCGCAATAAATTCTATGACTTGAAATAACTCCATCTTTTCCGCCAACCGGAATTTCATTTGCAACCAATTCTCTAATTCTGCAAGGCGCTGAAAATACAGTTATTTTTGTTTGAACAATGCCTCCAACCGCATCTTGCTGACTAAGATCAAGGCGCTTGACTTTCATAACAGAATTATATAAGGTCTTGCGTGACATTTATTTTCCTCTACCCAAACCTCTACCCAAACCTCTACCTCTACCACTTGCAGATCTTTGGCCACTATTAGTCCTTCCTGATCCTTGAGTTCTTGGAGATGAAGTGGAAGGTATTAAACCGCTACCACCGCTGACGCAAGGTCCCGCACCTCTACCAGTTCCTGCCCCTTGTCCTGATGGACCTCTTCCATTTCTATTTGGCATAATTAACTCCTTTTATACACTCTTCCTGGCGTAAATGCAAAGGTCGCTCCAATGACGATCCACAGCACTAGTAATTTCGCTTCTAACAAACTTGTAATCACCTTGTGTCTCTTCTGCCATATTCCGATCTTCGTCTTTAGCATTTAAATAGTCCTTGATAATCTCGTTGGCAACCATGGTTAAACCAGCAGGGACGTTACCAGCCGTTGTCAACGTACCACCTGAAGCATCGCAGACAGGTAAGGTATAACCAGCCGTGTACCAAACAAAAACTGTTGTTCCGCTTTCATAAGAATAATCTCCAATCCAGAAGTCAGAACCTAAATCAAGAATTGCATCTGAATCATAAGAAACTCTTGCCTTGCTTCCAAGATAGGGACCTCTTAGATGCACCTTCTCGTCTAATGCCCAATCACTTTCTGTAGGGCGAATAAGAGAAGTAATAGAACTTTCGTTATTACTTAGCGTCTCTGCATCCCAGCCCGTAAGTAAATCAACAGCTGTTACCAAAGAGGAAACATTTGAATAACTTGAATAATTAAGAACATTATCTACTTCAGTACTTCCATCTGTAGCAACTGAAGAAAGAACAAGAGAAGAGTTATTGCTTGAAGCCGTTGCTAAAGAGAATCCAGTTCCCTCTATAGTCATATAATCAACAGCATTACGAGACACTAATTTTACAGCAGTAATAGGATAGTTATTTAAAACAACGAAACTTTCGCCCTTAGTTGGAACCCACTCTTTATAAGTATCTATTCCAAAATTACGAGCGCACTTCTTTCCAATTAATTCGTTAACCTGGTCAATCGTATACTTTAAAGTCTCTTGGGCAGAAGGATCAGCAGAAGGATCGTCATTAACGTCATTAACATACTTCTGATACAAATATAAATTAGTCACCCCTGTGGTAGCCGTTGACATGCTTCCTCCATTTATGAGTGGGCCAGGACTAAACCCGACCCACTCATTTCAATTATTGTTGTACCTTAGACGAACTAGAACTAGAGCTGGAGTCCTTCGAAGAACTCGAAGAACTCAGTTCAGTGCAAGTTATTGTTCCAGCCTCATCTACCCAAGCGTCTCCATCAGGGCATGAAACTTGCGTATCTGTAGTAGACACCCAAGATACTTGAGGATCGCCCTTGTCGGCACTCATTGCCCAGTAACCAGTAACTGACTCATACCATAAGTAGTAAGTCCCAAGCTGATTAACATAACTTGGATAACCAGTAGCTGCCGGAGGAACTGGAGGATAGTCTCCGTCATATGCCCAGTCGCCATTAAGTGCATCAGTAGCAAATCCAGAACCTGCATAAGTAGTGCAACAACCATCCATCGAACTTTCCGAGCTTCCACTAGAAACTTCCGAAAGATCAGAACTTTCAGAAGAACTAGAGTCCAGAGAACTCGAAGAGCTAGAAGAACTAGAACTCTGAGTTGAAGAACTAGAGGAACTCGTAGTAGACGAACTGGAACTAGAGTCCTGAGAACTTGAAGAACTAGAACTAGAAGAACTTTCTTCAGCACCGGTATTCATAACAAACGCATGAACAACACTTCCATCTGTAAGCGTCATTGGCCCAACCCACGTAGGAGAACCATTGATACGATGCACAAATCTCAAAACACTTTCGTCCTCAAGAAATTTTAGAGAACTATTTATTTCAGTAGAAACGTCTTTCTGAATAATCACATATTCCCCAAAATCTCCAAGACAAATGTTTCTGTCCCGCATAACGTCAGAAACGATTACAGGATGTCCCCAAAGTCTTGCAACACCAGATGCGTCCCAAGTAAGAGGAATTTGTGGCGTTTGAGTAGCGGTATCCCAAAGATTTGTTATTTCAACCCATATGTCCTGACCCATTACCCATACGCCACCAGAACCACCGTAGTAAAGATCGTACATGTCTTTTAGATTGGCAGCCGTAATAACGCCAGCAAGAGCGCTAAATCCAGTAGCTGCGTGGCTAGCAACTCCGTTTAACTGAGCGCCACTACCATAGATAATAGCCGTATCAATCATAAATTTCATTGCGTCAGAAGCAGCATTTTGAACAAACTGAACAAGAAGCTCTGAGTCTTGCTTAAGTTCGTCTGTTAAATATACAACGACAGCGCACTTATTAAGATCCAAATCTAGAATGCCAAATGATGCGGTTGAGGGGGTTTTCGCAACTCCTTCTTCTACCCAATAAGAAAGCACTCCGCCTCTAATTCCAGAAGCGTTACGAGTGGTTTCATTTGCTATGGGTATCTTCGCGCCCTTGTTGTTGTTGTTGTCTAGATTAAAGATATTACAACGCTCATACAGAGTTCCGGCCATAAAATTAGGCGCTAAAATTTCTGCTAATAGGTTGTTCTGGACTAAACTGCCGCCTTCAACTGATACAGCTTCGTTTTGTCCCGTGGATTTTGTAACGACGAACTCTAGACGGTCGCCTTTGATAAGCTTTTGAAGGGCCTTACCTAACTCTATTCTTCTTTGTTTCTTCACTTCTCATCTCCTTTGTTTCACCCTTTGTATGGGCAAGTGATGAAGGGGATGATCGGATTTTTCCCGATCATCCCCTAAATCTAACTATAATTATACGGCTCGTGTAACGAAAGGCGAAACAATTGTGGTGTCAGGAAGCGTAACTGTTGACGCCAATTTAGGCGATCCACCAGTTCGTGTTCCGAATCTGAAACATTGTTCGTCTTCAATAAACTTCACATGAATACTCGAAGCTTCAGAAACGCCGCCGCGCTTTATAAGCAGGTACTGACTCAAGTCAAGAAACATAATACTCGTAGGCTGAGCATCAACATCGCACTGCTCAAGAATATTAATTTTCTTGTTGAACAGAGTGCCGTAAGCAGCATTTTCAAATGAAGGCTGAATCAACTTTCTGCCAGAGCTATCTTCCAACTGCATACAAGCTGCATACTGCGAAAGACTCATATACCATTCTGCTCTAGGCAAAGAACCAGGAATCATGCTGATATACATATTACTAAGTTCTGCCGCCGTAGGATTAGCCCCTGCAACCGCAACTGCAACTGTAGCCGCATGTCCTTCGATTTCAATCAAGTCTGTATTAGTCGTTCCGTGAAGGATGTCGTCGTCTGCAATCCAGTTTAGCGCAGATCCAACGTCGCCTTTCATACGAGCGAAGAGGCCAATTCTATCCTGAAGCAATTCATCTGTGGCATAGAAAACCGCAAATGTTTTGCCCAAACTGACATCGACCTGGGCGAAGGCTTTTTTGAAGGCAGTTTTTGCTACACCTTCTGCTGGCGAATATACCCTTACGCCACCAAAAAGACTAGTAGCAGAACGGCAGGATTCGTTAGTCTGATTAATTTTTATGCCGTTCTGGTTAGGCCCAATTTCCATAATGTCGCATTTGGGCATCAGGATAGAAGGCTGAGCAGCAGCAGCGTAAATTTCAGCGCCAATTCTATGCTCAACGAGGAATCCACCATCAGCGTCAGTCGTTTCGTTCTGGCCAGTGTTCTTAAAAAGTCTTTCGTCTGACTTACCCTTGCCAGCTTTAACAACGGCGTCAAAGAAATCACCAGCATCTTTCCAGATAGGTGCATCTTCGATAACTTCAACGGTAGGTTCTGCAACTTCTTTCTCAACCGTCTTAGTTACTGCCATAGCTTCTTCAACAGCTTTCTTTACTGATTCAGCTACATCTTCAGCTTTAATCTCATTAACTACACCAGAGTGCGCTTCGGCTTCTCCGCACTTAATAAGCTCATCTGCGACGTCATCACTAACTTCGAGAACATCTTTTGGCACATAAGGCTTGTCGTTTTCTTTGTCAACCCAGTTCTTAAGCAATTTTATAAATTTCATTTTTATTCCTCTTTAGAATTAATATTTTCCCCTATGACTGCTTTATCATTAGGTTCCCTGCTTTGTAAGCTACGGTCCTAAATCAAGAGCTACGTCGCCCAATTACCTTATACTAATAACTTTTACCACTATTTTAAAGCAACCTGCCCTTCTTTTTTCTTATTTCTGCCTGAACAATTTCGTCAAACTCTGCCTTTGTAACAGAAGGGCCATGAATAAATTTGACAACTCTTGGTTGCCTTACAAGTGTAACCTTCTTAACTACAGGCACTTCTACAATCGCCTCTTTAACTTCTTCGTTCGTTTCCTTCGTTTCCTTCGTTTCCTTCGTTTCCTTCGTTTCGTTCGTTTCGTTCGTTTCGTCAACTATTTCAATGTCAACCTTAACCTCTTCAAGGTCTAACTCTTCTACAATCTCTTTTACAGCATCCCCTACAGCATCTTTAATTGTCTCATCGCTTATAATGGGCTCTTTATCCTCTGCTGTGGCCTCATCCTTAACAATACCCATAAGTGGTAGCCCTAGTTGTTTTAATAGCGCCTCGTCCGCTCCAGCTTCTGTAAACGCCTTAGAAACAGCAAGGACTTCAGTATCAGTGTTACACGCACTTGCACAGTCACTGTGTTCAAACATAATAGATTTTGTTATAATTCGTTTACAGGCCTTACGAGTGGATTTAAATTCCGGCCACTCTTTAGACAGCGTTTTAATGGCATCACTAAAATTATCATCGGTTTCTCTAATCACCTCTAAAGGGATAAGGCCAACCGAGCTCTGTTTATTCATGTCCTGAGAAGTCAATTTCCAAAGAATATCTGCCAAAGTTCCTTCACCCAAATCGGCATATTTCATTTTTACCTTTACACCATAATCGTCAACCTTAACCCACTCGTCTCTACCAATCTGGGGCATAGAGTAGTTATGATTGTAAAAGACAGGCATTCCAGTTTTCTTGAATTGTTTAAAACTCATACCCTTAGGAACAACCACATCTCCAATTTGATCTACGGTTCTAGTGGAAACATATTTAATAACCGTCCTAGAGCCATCTTCAAGTTTTGCCTTTGTTTCAATAGCATAACTTTTTCTATATACGTCTATATCATCTGCATCTAAGTTTGAATCCTTAACAATCTTTTTAATTTCGTCAGCATATGCACTATCTAATTTTCCCAATACCTTATTTAATTTAATTACCCTCTTCATTCTGTCTCCTCTATTTGTTTTCTAAAGTTTAAAAAGTCACCAATTGCCTTATGAATAGCTATTAATAAGTCAACCTCTATTTCATCATCTGTACCAATACTAGAACTTGAATCAAATTCCTCTTCATAGAAGTCCTGTTTGCCATACTCATCCATCTTACTCATAACTATTCCTTCGTAGCTCTTGGATCTTCTTTTGGTTTGGGTTTTGGCTTTCTACCAGGCTTAGGGTTCTCGTCCTCGTCCGTTGGCTTACTTCCGTCCGTTGGCTTACTTCCGCTTTCTTCTCCAAATCCACTCATGTCATCAGTAAAAGACTTGCCCTTCGCAAACGGCTCATCATATAGTTTGTCTTCATATTTAGGCAACTGCAAAGATAATCTGACCTCGTTAATTGTCTTTACACCAGATTCAATATACGAATTATTCTCTGCCGTCAACTGAGCCTTATCTCTAGGAACAGGATTGTCATAAAGCAAAAACATACGGCCAGTTGGATCATACATCGACACCAACTTTTCATTCAATTTCTCTTCAATCCTAGTAATCCTTGGCAATACAGAGTTCTTAGCATACCAGTATTCAGATAATTCAGATGTAGCTTTCTTAACATCTGACGTGTCCAAAATCGAATAAGGTATACCAAAAGCAGCGGCAACCTCTTTCAAAGACCAAATTCTACCACTTAAATACTCCATCTCGTTAGGAGCGAATCCCAAAGTCTCTAAACTCCAGTCCTCATCAAATACTTTTATCTTTCCAGCCTTATTAGGACCTCCAAACGCAGAGTTCCACATCTTGTTAATCTTTTTTATTTCACCAGAATCAAGCTTGCCATTGTATTTAACAGCAAAATCAGGCCTACCCATATTTGCCAAACGAGCATTTTCAGAGTCATCCATCATATTGAAACGATTGATAGAGCCAGTAACAGCTTGAGCACAACCTTTACCATAATAAATAGAACTAGGATTAGGAGTTTTGAAGTGTATAATCTCATCAGACCTAAACTTTACCAATCCAGATCCATTAGAATCTAAAGAAACCAACCCTTTTGGATTGTATAAGTAGCCCTTAATCAAGTTATTCTTCCCTGGAACAATTCTTATATTCTGAGACTTAAGTAACCAAATGTTCTGAGGAACACCCATTGCATCCTTAACAATATACCAATAGGAATTACCAACTAAATCAAGGTAAATACTAGTTGTCTCAAAGGTTTCGAAGTTATTGTTGTTTGAATTTATATTCTGTAAAAGATTAAGAATAGGATGCTCAATAATCTCTGATACATTCTGAGCCTGCTTAATCTTAGCCAAAGACTTCATAGATGACTCATTCTTCAAATAATCTAAGAAATAACGGTCTTTCTCTATGTTCTTATGTAAATAATTCTTGCTTTCTCCTGGCCCAGCTACGGCATATAAACGCATAGTAGCAGAAGCAACAGCAGAGCCATTAATTGTTGAACATATGTAAACCCAACTCTTAAACTGATTCATAACCGTTTGCTCAGTTACCAACCCAGCTTTAGGAGGCCCACTAAAATTAAAGTAACTTCCATTTATCTTAGAAGCTCCAGCATTTGAATTACCAAATATCCTCTTCTGCTTTAATTCCTTCTGCTTAAGGTAATACTCGTGTTGATACTCTTTTCTGCTTTTAGCCATTTTTAGCTCCTGCTTTTCTAATTAATCTTCTTCACCCATCAAAAATGCCTCCTGCATCTCATAATAAGCTCTTTCTCTTTCTTTAGCTATCTCTTCATCACTAAGTTCAACATCAGATTCGTCATCAGGACAAGTTGGATGAATATAAGTATTTGTTAATTCATTAAACGAACCAGAACAGGCATCCACTTCATCGTCATGCTTTTGCTCTGCGTCTGTAAAATTATGAAGAACATTTAATGTATCATTGGCCCAATCAGAATTAGAGCACTTTATATTGCCAATCTCAGACTGAATCGCCATAGCCCTTGCCCTAGCTTCCTTATTCTTTCCTCCTGTCGAAACGCCTTTACAATTATATCCAGCCAAAAGCGATTGAAGCCTATATGTCTCAGACTTACCAGATGCACCACCTTCCTCTTCCCATCTAATTAAATATTCATTACCTAAATCATCTGCTACCCGTTTGTCAGTCTGTACCGTCTTTAAAAATAATTCCTGTATCTCAGCCGGATTTCCCCTTGCCTTAACAACATCTACAATATAATAAACATCGCCGCACTTACGTGTCTTTACACCTACAGTCCAGTCAGGATCTCTATTCTTTCTAGTAGGAGCGGTTGCAGCAAAATCAAAGAACCTACATTCCCTACCCTTCTGAGGAACATTAGCAGGATCTATCAACTCAAACCAATCACGATTAAAAAACTTACCAGCCTCCGCCCTAATATTCCAGTTACCACCCAATAAACGCTGCCTTTCAACCAAAGGTAAAGACTTTAAACTTCCTAAATATCCAGGGTTAACCTTAAGCAAAATGGGATTATCCTGAATAGATGCCCTTATAAATGTAAAACTCTTAATGTTATCAGCTGCCCTACGCTTAATATGATAAAGCTCCGTAGTAAACTTATGCTTCATCTTTTTCAACGCATCTCTAAACCTTAAGTCAGCGTCTTTATCCTTAACTTCAAAATATTGAGCCAGTTTATAACTCTTAATCTTTCCCCTATGCTCATCATACTTCTTCTTGAGACTAGCTTTCTTTTTGACATACTCCTTCTTCTTAGCCTCATACTCAGACATAAAATCATCATCTTGCTTCAACAACTCATTCTTCGAATCACCCCAAACAATATTGTCCTTATATCTAATAAAATACCTAATAACACCAGAATGCTCCTTAATCGGAAAGCCATCCTCATCTAACCACCACGATATAAAATCCTTTACCCAACTTTCACTATCTGGGTTACAAGTACATCTAACATATGGAGTTACGCCGCAAATACTTCTATTACGAGAAAGCATATAGAAGAAGGTTTCTTGCGAATTACCAGTCCAAAACGTTCTGCCTTTATATCTTGCCAAAAACGTATGATTATCTTCTACACCTAAACAATATACCTTGCCGCTATAATGCTCTTTGTAAATGTCATTTTGTCTTATATTACAGCTCGTTCTTTCTTCTCTTGAAACGCTTAAAGTATAAACATCAAATTTTTTGTCAGTCCAGTCTCTAGATACCAAATCATGCCTAGTTGTAGATATACGCCCAATTAAAAAATATAACTCCTGCAAATCATCAATTAATCCTGAATTACATAAACCATATTGAATGCCTTTAGATTCGTTTATCCATCCGTCGCCTTTACAAAAAGCATCTAAAAATATACTTATCTGGCGAACACTTAATTTGAATATCCATCTAGGTATCCTCTTGGTATGCGCGTTACCTAAATCGTGGACATATTCAAATAACTGCCTTGAGAATATTCTGAACCCGCCATCATTATCAGTACAACGCCAAGGTAATCGCTCTTTAAGCCTGCCTAGAGACGCTATTGACTTAATCTGCCTTACGTCAACAATTGGACTCTGGCCTTCACTATCCCAAGAACTTCCCTCTGAAAACCACCAGCCCAAAAATTCAAGCCAATCATCCATTTTAATCGACTCTACGGAATTGCTATTAGAACCGTGTCCTCGTCCCTTAGGTATATCAAACTTAAAATTAGATTGCTCAACACCAACCCACTTACCAGTTCTAACAATACGTTCGCTTTTAAAGTCTTCTAACTTCTTAAACTTCCAAGAACATTCATTATCCTGCTTCTCAACTACCATCCTGTGATTTGGCGTTCCTTTAAATTTAACTCCATTCTTTTGATCGCTACATATTAAATCGTCATCATAATCAAATTCATAAACCTCAAACGCTTTCTTATATTCAATGTCCCTGTTCGCATTTAAAGATGCTACCAATTCATTCTTCTCAACATCTTTAATCAATTTCCATCCATTCTTTGTTAAAACTTCGTGACCTGGTGTTAAACAGAAGTGGGTTAACTCATCAAAACATATTAAACATATCTGACTACCCATCCACGATACCTTGTCTTTTTCATATTCTAACGTTCTGAATTGAATCTCTGCACCACTAGGAAATCTCCAATACAATCTAGATTCATTAGGATGGCCATCTAAAAGGGGGAATATGTTTAAAGACTCATCCCATAACGCGCCCTGAGAACGAATTTGAGGATTAGTACGCCTAAATATAGTAGCACCAAATCCAGGAACCTTCAAATTCCTTGCAGTCTCTAAAAGTAAACCATAGGTGTTATGCGTCACAATAAAATTATCAGTCATATAGAGACTATTAGGATGATCTACCTGTATACACTGGGCTTCGCCACGCTTCTCAAAATCGATGCTTACAATTCGTCTCTTTAATTTACCACGCCCACCATTAGATATATTTCCTAACTTCTTCTTCCTACTTAAATAAAACACCTTAGAATTATCAGGCATCCGAATATATAAAGTATACGCCTTCTGTCCCTTGGCCTTATTACCGTCTTTATCTATAAAAACAGGATATTTCTCAGATATTGTCGCTTTTCCACCTAGTGATTCTATTAACCATTTAACATCTTTGGCCAAGTTCTTACTTACACTGCAATACGAGGCCTTTCCCTCAACATCACAATATCCATCAGTATCCATTAACCCCTGTATTAACGCATACCTGTCTTCTATCTTCGACCACTTATAACACTCAGGTATAAACTTGTCATTAGACCAGCTAGGATACAATTTAAGATTCTTTAGTCGCTCTATTAAAACCTTACGACTCTTGCCTACTATTCTAATCGTCTTAAGAGCACTGTGCGGTTCTTTTTTAATCCTTACATCATTAGAATCAACGCTCAATAACGCCCTGTCTATTATCTCATCATCTTCGCTACAAAAACTAACCAGAGCATTATTTAAACATCCGTCGCCTATCAATACACCCAATAAATACGGATCGATATCTCTATAATCATATCTGTAACTCTTCGTAAAATTAACAGGCTGAGTTAAAGGTATTAAAACATTGAAACCCTTAGATATTAACTCTATAAGTTTCTCTGTAGTACCAAGCTTCCATTCTAATCTACTCTTACGCCATTGCTTTCTTGCTATCGAATATTGCCACAAATGATCCAACGTATATAAATCAGAACTTCCATCAATTAAGGTAACTCTGTATAAATCCTGAACCCCAAGATGATATATACCTATCACCTTTGCATTCTTACCATCTGGATTACATATCTTTTCACCCAATTTAAGATCGCCAACTCTACGATATCCAAATGGCGTAAGTACTTGACTATCTACGCTTGTACCCTTACCTCCACCCGCCGCACCACCATATATAACAATGTCAGCTTCAGAACTAAGGAAATCAGTCTGAGGACCAGGTTGAGGCTTTAATACAATAGGTTCAGCTACTTGGGTTTTATTAGATTCGGCCATAGAATTAGTCCCCACTAGAATTAGTACTCTTCCTGCATGTCCCGCTCGTCCTGCATATCATCAAGCTTTTCAAACTCAGAAAGTAACTTGTCCTGACTAGATTCGCCCTTTTCATTAACTAACTGGCCATCTTTAGAACAATAAACAACATCCTCTTTCTTCGTAGTAACAACCTTAGAAATAACCTTAGAAGCAACCTTAGAAGCAACCTTAGAAGCAACCTTAGAAGCAACCTTAGCCTTCTTGTCCGGCAAGCTTAAATCAACAAATCGAACAACATTAGTCGCGTCCTTAGACATGTCTTCTGATAAAGTAACATTTGCAACATCATCGCCACTCTGCCTATGATCTTCCCTCATTGCCGCTATTCTCTGCGCTGTGGACTCTTCTTTATCTTGTGCTATAGTTGCAAGCATTTCCCTGCGCTGCCTTAAAGTCATTACAGCCCCATTAGCCGCCGCTTTCTGTAACTCTAATATCCTGCCCTGTATCTTAGGCATCTTTAACAATCTATGCCAATATGCGTTAGTAGGCTTAAACCCACAATCTTCCATCACTTCCTTGTATCTAGCACTTTCCCCACCTAACTTGATGTATGATAAACAAAACGCTTCCTGCCTAATGTTCGAAAGAATGGCCATATATGCATCTCCTCTAATGTGCCTCTAATGTGCCTCTAATGTGCCTCTAATGTGCCTCTTGCCTTAATAATAATAACTTTTATGTGTAAATTAAACCTGTTTTCAATATTTTCAATAGTTTAGAACGCTAATGAATACTAATCGAATACTAATCCGGCAATTAAGAATCATAAGTCAATCATAAGTCTCTTAATCCGGCAATTAAGATGCTTTTATATGGCGTCATTATGGGAAACTAAAGGGAAATTACGTGAAAAGGGGAAAAAATAAGGGAAAAATAACAAAATTCTCTTAGGTGTTTGAAGAGCTATCGTTAAAAATTTAACAGCGCTTTCTCATTAATGATAAAGATACATGTCTCATTAGCTTAAAGATACATGTCTCATTAAGGTGTCTCATTAAAAAGATACATGTCTCATTAAGGCCAGGAAAATAGCGTACCAAGATTGAAAATATATTTCTACTTTATATTTGACTTATTGAAGCTGAAGGGGAACAAGTTGGCCGCTTTTGTACAAAATATAAACTTTTCAAGAGTCATTCAAGTTTCTTTCAAGAGTCATTCAAGTTTCTTTCAAGAGTCATTCAAGTTTCTTTCAAGAGTCATTCAAGTTTCTTTCAAGAGTCATTCAAGTTTCTTTCAAGAGGCATTCAAGAGTCATTCAAGAGTCATTCAAGAGTCATTCAAGAGTCATTCAAGAGTCATTCAAGAGGCATATCAAAGTCATAACAAAGTCATATCAAGAGTCATATCAAGAGGCATATCAAGAGGCATACATAGAAGCTCTGACAATGGACGACAAGGAAAGCAAGGGAAGCAGAGGAGCAAGGTATAGGTAGAAAGAAAAGAGGCGTATAGAACGAATCCTATACGCCTCTTTAATCCTCTTGTTATACTACGAAGACAATACCTTTCTCATATGTCTTTTGTATGTCCTTCTTCTTATTTCTTGTTTCGCGGATAGCAATTCTTCTTCGGTTAATATTCCGTCTCTGTCTTTCGGTATCCAACTCCAACCGTCTAATTTTTCCAGTCTTTCAATGATATTTTCTGGCAGTTTATCAAGCCAATATTCAACCTTAATTTGCTCCGAATACCAAAGCGAAACGTCTTCTTTGATTTTGATTTTTTTGCCTTCCAGAATACTTTCTCTGATTTTCTTTGCCTCAATTCTTCTCTGCT